ATCGAGACAAGCCTCTGCCTTTCGCTTTGTCGATGGCCATGCATTAGCCTGACACGCCTTGACCTGAGCGTTCAGATTCTTGCCTTGATACATCAGTTCCCGTATCGCCTCGCGTTCAAAATCGGTGAGACGACCGACAATCGAGAGCCGGAAGGCTGCGATTCTAAGCAGCTCGGCAATGCTGATACCGGCTGCCGCAGCTTTGGCTTTTACCTCGCGTTCTTCAGCATCGGTAAAATTCACTGAGACTTTGCGGTCCCGTTTATCACTGGATTCTTTCTTTGGTCGCCCACGGAGTTTCACACCGGAAGCGTCCTGATTGAACTTTCTCAATCGTTGGGTTGGGGATGGTGACCGCAGGGAACAGAGAGCGTCCTTCGGGATGCGAGGGGTTTCGGGTGGGGAATTTTTTACCTCCCGAAACATACCCTTGCATCCCCAACTAATCCACTATCGTTTCTTAGTTGTGCGCTGACGATAACCGCTCCCTGCGGTCGGGTTAAACATTAGAGCTTGCGCCAGATTTCGATGTCGTCGGCATACAGTTTCAGATGCTCGGCGAGTATGGCGTTGGCATAGCTGCTGACTGATGTACCACGCTCGCCGAGGATGCGGGCGATGCGTTCAAGCTGCTCCCTGATGTCGTCCTCGATGTTGACCGGGTGACGGTTCACCAACTTTGTCGGAGTAAGGAACGTAACCTTGAACTCTGCGAAATCAGATTTGCGCTGCTGCTTGCCGATACGCTGTTGCTTCGGTGGCTCGGTTATAGCGGTTTCGGCTGTTGCATTGGTTGCTGTCTGCTTGTTCTCAAACAGATTGTCAGCGTTGGCAGGGGTGGTGCTGTTAACAGTGTTGTCGCTGTTAACTGTGGAGGAGGAGTTGATTGAATTAGTGGAGTTATCAGGTTGCATAACAATTTGGGGGTTAGAGGTTGATACTTTGGATTTGGGTGCATCGGTCAACCTGGTTGACTTGGATGCGGTGGATTTATTTGTTTTCATTGGAAATTTTGTTTTTGTTGAAACTTTGATTGACAAGAAAATCATTCAAGTCGTTGAACTCGGAGTATAGCGTGGAGCGGTCAATCACGATTGAGCCATATATGGCTGTCAACTCGGATAATGCAGTTTGTCCGGCATTGTCGTTGTCAAGATAGCAGTTGATGGCGGTGTATCCTTTGAGATAAGGTACAGCCTTGTTGACATTGACAACCGAGTTGAGGATGATAGCATCGGCTCCGCTGATGATGCCGAGTGCGAGGGCAGAGAGATAATCAATAAATCCCTCGAATACGGCACACTCTGTTGACGGGCCATCTCTTGACCACGGCAGATATGAGATGTCCTTGCGTCCCCGGCAACCTTTGAAGTATCTGTTGCGCAGTTCCCAGCCTCCGCTGACATTCTCAAATGCCACGGCAAAATATGATTTACCGTTGACGATGTAATGAGCCTCCTTGCAGTTCTCCTTTGCAATGTGTGGCGGAATACCACGCTCTTGGAGGTATGCGACAAGTGCGCGGTGTTCCAGAGGCACGACCTCAAACTCTTCCATACTTGACGCAGAGTGTCGCCGGGGATAAGAGTACGCGACTGTCTGCACCGATGGCACGGGATAGCTGTTGGCGATGCAACGCATGAGATAGCGCAGGTCGGTTGACTGATACAACTCGGTTGCCAAGTCTATGATGTTGCCGCCTCTGCCAAGTCCGAAGTCATACCAGCAGTTGAGCGTTGTCTCGACCTTGAACGATGGTGCCTGTTCCTGTCGCAACGGCGACTTATACCAGAACCTCGTTCCTTTTATCACCGCCGGTTCATGTCCAATTCGGGACAAGAAGGCGGCTAAAGGGATTGATTTAATCTCTTTGAGCATATCGAAAATATGTGTTGGGGATTTGGTTCAGGTTCAGCTCACATATATACACCCCGTACTGAACCGAACTTAAATCAGTAATAAAAATCGGGGTTGTATGAGTATGTGCCGTTTTCCCGGATTACCATCCGTTTGTTCATTAGAAAAGATTTCAGTTTCGTCACCTTGCCGTCACCGTATGGGAACCCGGAGTCGGCATAGGCTCTCTTGATGCTGTCCTCGCAGTTCTGGCATCCTTTTATCGCGCCGTTGGCAAAAGCCTTTTCAAGAGCCTGTCGGTGCTGTTCGGGAGTAAGCTCCGAGTATGAGAAGGTCTGAACCTTTGTTTTCCCGGCAAAGGTGTAATCGGCGGCAATCTCCGGCAGTCCGGCTTCATTGACGATGAAAGCAAACGGCGGGAAGTCCATTGAGCGGATACAGGATGCCGACACCTCGGTCACGTCGCTGTCGGTCGTGCTTTTGCAGACTTGGAGAACGGTCTCTGCCTTGTTGTTTAATTCAGTGCCTACATGACCGCGTACATTATCATCGCTCTTGTTCAGATGCAGGACGGTATGGATGTGTATCTGATACTTGTCCGTCCACTCCATCAGTTTGCCGATAAGCCTTGACGATTCAATGGCGTTGTTGATGTCGAACATCAGGTCGCGTACTCCGTCTATTATGACCAGTCCGACATTTGGTGTGTTTGCAATAGCATTGTCGATAAGTTCAAGGCGCAGGTCTGGTGTAAGGGCGCGGAGCTGGGCGAAGATCAGATTTTCGGGATGCCTGTCAACCGGAAGTCCCGCAAGGCGCAACGCGCGTTTCATAACCCGCTGGCAGTGATGAGGGCTTTGCTCGGTGTCGAAGTAGAGGATAGTGCGTTTGTCGTCGGGAAACTCGGCGATGTAACGTAACACCTCCCCGTTGGTCAACGCCGCAGCGAGAATGGCACTCACGTTGAATGTCTTTTTGCTTTTCGCCTTTCCGGTCGATGCCGAGAAGTTGCCGAGTGTGCCGATAGCGGACCCGTTGCAAAAGAGAACTTCCGGGCTTCTGACAATCTCGTCCGTTACTCTGAGCTGATATGACCGCCAGAGCCGATTCAATTCCTGCGCATCCATCATTGTCTCGCTTTTTCAAGTATAAGACGCTCCACATCGCTCTGGCGGTAGCACACCTTTTTCCCGACTTTTACCGGGATGAGGATATTGTTGCGGTTCCAGTTCCAGAGAGTCGTATGGCACACGCCGAATTTCTCCATCACCTCCTTCTTGGTGAGCAAGACCTCCTGTGCCGCGCTGACCATAGCCGGAAGCAGCTCCGTCTTTGCGGCCTCGATTGTCTGTCTTACCAGCTCAACGAGGTCTTCAAGTTTGACATTGAGCGTAACGCCGGTTACGCCACTGTTGATTAACTCTAATAGATTTGTCATAGGCAAATGCTATGTCGCCGGATTGTTAAGAGCTGAACGATTTTGGCGACGTTAGAAACCGTTTAGCCGCCGTTCCGTCCGAAACGGCGATGCAAAGATAATGGGCAATTGCCCGCTTTGCAATAGCTATAACGCACATTATCAGCTAAATAAATTCGTTTAATTTCGTTGACGCAATTAAACGAATTAAACGAACTGAATAGAGAAAAACCAAAGTGGATATAAACGGAAAAAGCCACCCGGCCGCAAGCGGTCAGATGGCTTCAGTATGATAAAATTTCGGCGTTATGCCGCCTCAAAATGGATTCTGATATTGTCGAGATTCTTTTTATCCTGCCCCATATCAATCATGCGCTTGCCTCCCATCATAGGGGTGGTGAGCTGCTGATGGGCTTTCTGCACTCCGCGCAGACCGACAAACTTGTGTTCGGGATAATGCTCCGACAGGGCATCGTGGAATGTAGAGATGTCGCAACTGCGTATGTGCGAATCCTCGTGAAGATAGATGTACAGCATGGCGAGGTCATTGCCGCTTGACCGGAGTTTCAGGAACTCCGTTATTTTTCCCTTGATGCGGTCGGTATTGTCAGGTATGAGGTTGTCGAGGGTTTCACGGACTTTCTTCCTGCCGCGCTTCCTCGCTTCTTTCTTTTCATCGGTCGTTTCAGCATCGGTGCTGTCCGCTGTGGCTGCTGATTCCTCCTCGTCCAACTCGGCGATTGCCGAATCGGTAACAGGCACGACACTACCCATTGACTTCTGAATCTTTCTGAACTCCCGCCAATCTTCCTTCGTGCGATGCCCGTTGGCAATACTCATCTTGATTGTGGTAAATATCACAAAGCGGGCTTTGATACGGTCAACGAAACTGGTCCCCTTGTCCTGTATCATTTCCTCATTATATGCTACCATCATTTCCCAACTATTGCCGAAATACATCCATGCCAGCATAGCCGGAACGATTGGATCAGGCTCCTGCGACTGGAATTCATTTACAATAGTGGAGGCAATGTCAGCATCCTTCAAGAATTTTTCGATTGAATCTAAATCCTTCGGGTCTTTTTCCGACATCTTTTCCATTACCACACCGGCAAATCCGGGAGCGGCAAACTGTGCGTATAGAAATATCCGTTGAAAACCTGAACGGTCGCGCTTGCTCACTTCCTCGGCAAAAGCGCAGTATTCCTCGCGGTGAGTGTCAAGCCAATCCTTGACCATTTCCTTAAATTTCTCGTGCTTGATTGTACGGGGTTCTATTTTCATTAATATTGTGATGTAAATTACAGGTCATCATTGACCCGCAACTTACAAAACCGCTACCGCGACAGAATAGTTCACTCGCCGATGTTTATTAAAAAATGTGAAAAGATTTATTTTTCGTTCATTCAGTTGCGTCAACCACGTTTCAGCACCGTTCAAACGTATGCGTCATAGGTAACTTTATAGGTAACTCGGCAAAATTTGAGTGAAAGAAAAATCGCTAAGTAGTTATATTTTAACTACTTAGCGATTTTGGAGGTGGTGCCACCAGGAATCGAACCGGGGACACAAGGATTTTCAGAACTCTGCTATCTCGTTATAAACACTTAATTCTCAGTGGGTTAATATTATAGTTTATTCAGTGCTTGCAGATTTGCTTGAAGTTTATCTATTTATTCTTTATTTGCTCTTTCAGCTCAGCCAATTCATCGCGTAATGCTTGAATTGTTTCGCGCATCTCCGACTTGTCGGCGAGCAAGTCTTCGACTTGCTTCCGTAGGACTACTATGGTTTCCTCCTTCGCCTTGACCAAGTCGCTACTTCCTTTTGCCTTCGCTTCCTCAATCTTGATTTCGGCCTCGTTTTCAATTTCGGCAAGAGGTGACTCGCCTCCATTGTATATCGGGCCGAAAAACGAAGTGGGATTGTGATGTCCCTGCACCACGTAGTCGCGGAACATCTGAACATCGAAGTTCTCGTCATAGAATATATGGCGGCACTTCCAGAATGTCCGCAATCTTCTCGAATGTTTCCATTTTGGTTTTACCGCTCCGGCTCATCAGATGGATGGCCTGAGTGGTAACGCCTGCCTGGGCAGCGAGTTCTTCAATCGTTATGCCCTTTATATTTGCTAAGTCCTTGATAAGTTTGAGGTTAGCCATTTCTTTTGTCGCTTCTATGTGAGACCAATGCAAAGTTTTAATAACTTTTATAGCAAAGTATTACTTTACTATCAGAAATTATTATTATCTTTGCGACCACAAAGTTATAAAAAAAATCTCACCTATGCAACCAAATGCGACAAAAACTAACATCGGGGAACTGATTTTAGGCATGAATGTTGGTGATATTATTTCTTTGCCAATAGAGAAAACCGTCAACGTCAGGGCCTATGCCTCGCAGGTTGGACTCTCCAACGGGCGCAAATATCGCACTTCCACCCATCCTGAGGAAAGAGTGGTGAAAGTTGTGCGCGTCAAGTAAGTAAAACTTTACAACACCAAGAAGGACTATGCAAGAGAATAAGGCGAATACGGGCATCGACCCGAAGAAATACTATACGGTGACCGAGGCTGCAAACACCATCGGAGTGCACCGTTCGACAATTTGGCGCTGGGTAAAAGCCCTGCGCCTGCGCAGCAGAACAAGATTAGTCAACAACCGCAAGGAGTTCCTCGGAGCCGACTTGCAGAAGTTGTTCAAACACATCTGACAGATACGGCCATGACTATCGAATCAAGACACCGGAGGGCAATAGCGAACAACGATATAAAGCATATCGAGGCAGGACAGCTCAATGCCTATCTCGACACCCTCACCTATTGGGAGAGGGTCGAGTTCGTTACGGCAGTGATCCGCCGTTATAAGGTCAAGCGGCAGACTTTCTTCAACTGGAAATGTATGGCTTGCAGAATCCCCGAGCAAGCCAAACGAATCATCGAGAGCGAGGCAGGTCAAACAATCTTTACATCCGCGACATGATAAGCGATTCAACTAAACAACGAGCCATCGACGCGGCAGATGTGTATGATGTTCTTTCCGACTTCCTCCCCGAACTGAGAAAGAAAGGCAACGTCTATACCTGCTGCTGTCCGTTCCACTCGGAGCGGACACCATCGTTTACGGTCAATCCGGCGCGTAACCGATGGTACTGCTTCGGTTGCCACAAGAGCGGCGATGCCGTGGAATTTTTGCGCGAGCATCAGAATATGACATTTCCTGAGGCCATAGAGTATCTATGCCGCAAATATTCCATACCCATCGAGTATGAGAAGAAAGAACGCAGTCAAGAGGAAATAGACCTTTCCCGTAAGAAAGAGTCTATGCTTATCGCTCTTGCGACAATACAAGACTTCTTTATAGAGCAACTGCAAGCGGACACCGAGGAAGCACAAAAGGCTCGCCAATACGCCTACGGGCGATGGGGCGAGGAATACTGCAAGGAGTTCGGAATCGGCTATGCGCCTCAATCCTCGCAGTTGCTTCTCGACTTCGCCCGAAAACGCGCCCTGTCGATACCCCTGCTCATCGAAGCAGGGGTAATCGCAAAAGGAGACAACGGCGAGTACGCCTTTCTCCGGCAGCGCGTCACTCTCCCCATTCGCGGAGACTGGGGCAAGGTGATAGCCTGGACGGGGCGTTACATCGGCGACCGAAAGGATGTAGGCAAATACATGAATCTGCCTACAACCCTCGTATTCGAGAAATCCGAGTCTCTTTTCGGTCTTGATGCCGCCCGGAGACAATGTAAACAAGCTGGTCAGTTCATCGTTGTGGAGGGCGCACCCGACGTCATGCGATTGCAGCTTGCCGGTCTGACGGAGGCTGTCGCTCCGTTGGGCACCGCCCTGACCGACAAGCACCTTGCAAAACTCTACCGCTATTGCAAGACCCTGCGCTTCATTCCTGACAGCGACCCACCCAAAGGGGCTTTGTGGGGCGCAGGAATTGTCGCGGTCATGAAGAACGGAGAAGCAGCCATCAGGAAAGGCTTCGATGTTTATGTGCGTGAGATACCACGCACAAAACAGGATGATGAGGCCGGTGTCAAGAACGACCCCGACACATACATCATCAACCGGGAGGCATACGCCTCCCTCGAAGACAAGCATTTCCTTTTATGGCTCGGAGAAAAACGCTTTGCCGCAGCCGACGGCGCGGATGCCTCCTACGAGGTACTGCGTGACATCGCTTCCCTGCTCATATTCGTTACAGACGATATGATCAGGGAGATGTGCCTTGACCGCCTCTGCAAGATGTTCGGCAGCAAGAAGCAGTGGAAGTCGGCAATGGCCGAAGCCTCGCGACGTATCAAAGAGATAGCCGACGAGGAAAACAGCGGCCTGTCGAAGAAAGAGCGCGACCTGTTGCGGAAATTCGGTATCATTATCCGCAACAATATGTATTACGGGCCCGCCAAAGAGGAAGGACTTGAACGCTGGTCGAATTTCATTCTCATCCCCGAATTTCATATCAAGGACGGCAAGGGCAAACGAAAATTCACCATCATAAACGAATACAGCGAGCGCGACACCCTCGAACTGGAGCAGAAAGTATTCTCCTCCGCTCAGTCGTTCTCGGTGGCCGCAGAGAAGAAAGGCAACTATGTTTGGCTCGCCAAACAGGAAAAGCTCAACACTCTCAAAGAATATCTCTATGCCATAACCGACTCTATCAATGCCATTTCTATTTTCGGATGGCAGGATGCCGGATTCTATGCCTTTGCCGACGGCATACACACCGGCGAGAGATTCTATCCCATAGATCCCAAAGGAATAGTCACGATAGGCACCACGAAATATTACCTCGCTCCTTATTCAGACACTTACATCAACGACCCCGAAGCCCTCGACTTCGAGAAGAAGCTCGTCTATGCCGCCGACAATCCCGATACTCTCTATCAGTTTGTTGAGAGGCTTGTAAGCGTTTTCGGCGACGGCGCCAAAGTCGGCTTCGCCTGGGTATTGTCATGCCTGTTCCGCGATGTCATATACAAATCCAAAGATTGGTTCCCGGTGCTTAACCTTTTCGGCATACCCGGCTCGGGCAAGACTGCCCTTGCCTCGGCGCTCAACTCCTTCTTCTTCGTCCTCAAACAAGACCCTCCGAAGTTGGGAAACACCTCCGTGCCGGCATTGAACTATATGCTCAGCCATGTTTCCAACTCTATCGTCGTGCTTGACGAATATACCAACCTTATTTCCGATAAGGTTATGGATATTCTCAAAGGTCTGTGGGGTGGAACCACCAACACCAAAATCAACATGAGGGACGAAGAAGGAGGCATCACCACCGGCAAGGTGTATTCGGGCGTTATCATGTGCGGTCAGCATCAGCCATCGAAAGACTCGGCCCTGCTGAAAAGATGTGTGCATCTTTCTTTCCACCGCTCTGTGTTCACCGAGGAAGAAAACCTCGCGTTTACGGAATTGAAAGAGCGGGCCAAGTTGGGAAACGCACATCTTACTATGGAGCTTCTGCGACACCGCAAACGCTTCGTCGACAATTTCCGCGATACCTATATGCTCACTCGCCGCGAGTTGAAACAACGCACCTCAGGGGAGCGCATCAACGACCGCATATTCGACAACTGGACCTGCATTCTCACTTCGTTCCGCATAATGGAGATGGTGATGTCAGTGCCGTTCTCATACAAGGAACTCTTTGAGGTATGCGCCCGGATGATGCTGGCCCAGGCCGCGGCTTCCGATGATTCCTCGGAAACCTCCGACCTCTGGAAGCTCGTCAATGCCCTGCACATGACAGGCAAGGTGATCGAGGGAACTCATTACAAAATTGACCTCGCCAAGACTTTCCGCTCCGAGAACTCCGCTGACGTTATCAATTTCGGCTCTGCACGGAAATTGCTCCTGCTCAACTGGCAAGCCTTGCAGGAGGTCATAAGGCAGCGTTCCGGCACCAATCAGATGAAACTCGACCTGGAGGCTCTGACCGAGTATCTGAAACACCTCCCTTACTTCCTCGGTGTCAAGCAGCGTTGGTTCACCAACCTCAACGCTCTCGGTCAGTTCAAGGACAATCAGAGCAAGACCAAAAGCTCCCGTGCACGCGCCCTTGTGTTCGACTACGAACAACTGTGCGCCACTACCGATATAGACCTCGAAAGTGTCGCTATCTCCGACATCGCCGTTGACGATGAGCCGGAAGATACCGCTCCGGCGACACCGCCGCCTACACCGTCTCTGTTTCCACCTCCCGGAGAGGATGAATCCGCTCCGTTCTGATACTGGGCGCATCATGTCGATTGATGCGCCTGATTTTTGCTCTTTTTTTTACACGATTTTTTATTTCAGCTACCCCTTATTTTGAAAATGCAACGTGATTGCCGTGATGCGACTTACACTCAATCACTTAACGCTGTGACGTTGCCGTGATGTGCCGTGATGTTGTCACATTTCAAAAAATCTGCCGTGACGGTCTGTGATATGCCCTTATTACCTTATATATCTATCTCAAAAGAGTTAATAATATAATAATAAGGGGCTTATAAACCTCATTTCTCAATGCGGTTTACGCCATATCACAGCATCACGGCTGTCACGGCTGAATAAGTGTGGTCGTTCAATCGACATTTTCTTAACTGCGATAATCTTTTTTCAACTTTTGTGTTGCATTTGGTTGCATAATGTGCTATTATACAGCGTATTAAGTTGTATAATCCGCTAAATTTTTGTAACTTTGTAGACACAAAGCTACTTCAATCCATGAGTCAGATCTGCCTTTACATACCGCTTGAAGATTATCTCGCCCAGTGGTTCGTCCACGACCAGGGGGGCGAGGTGCCGGTGCGGCTTACCCGTGGCTCGGTCGAGAGCAAGATTCTCGAAGTCTATCTCGCTCATCGGCCCGACGGTCAGTTGCCGGAGAAAGGTGGCGAGGGCAAGCTGGCTATCGCCATACCCTCGTTCCGCAACCGACCGCCGGAGGTATTCAACTATCTGTCGAAAAATGCGCTCGCTTCGCTTGTCAGCGTCATCCGCTCGCGCTTCGATGTGCAGTTGTGGATTGACCTGCACCACTTCGGCAAGATAAGCAAGCGTCAGGACGAGCTTATCTATGCGTGGATGGAAAAGCACGGCATTGAGCTGACCGAGACCAACTGGAACGCCATCGCAAAACGCTATCAGCGGCAGCGCAACGTGTATCTTTCGCGTCAACGCGCAAAAGTTCACTACGAGCGCAAAAAATCCACTTGATTTCAGCAGCTCGAAAAATTAAATCTACGATTTCTACGATATGCGAACTTCGACACAAATCTTACCCGGAATTAAGGCCATCGGCTGGGTCGATTGCCGACACCTGCCGAGGCGCGTTGACCTCTCGGCCATCTGCGGCATAACGGTGCCCGTCCTGACCGACATTCACCCGATAGAGTTCTTCGATGAGCCTCAATGCGAGTGCAAGACCAAGAAGGATGGTGCCGGGTACGAGGACACCGCCACCTTGAAGTTCCTGACTTCGCAGAAACTTCCCCGGTCTGCCTCGCTCGGATTCGTCGTTACCGATGTTAACGGACAATCCTATCTTATCGGCTCGCTCGAAGCTCCGCAGCCGCAGGTGGAGTGCAATCAGCAGACCGGCATACCGTCGGGCGATGCCGCCGGATATGAATACGAAATTAAGCACGTCGCCATCAAGTCGATGGTGCCGTGCGTGATATAACTTTTGCATCAAAAACCAGTCCCAATCAGTTTGCCGCAGGGATGCGGCAAAGGTCATTACAGATTTTGAAGTTTATTTTTCCGCTGGCGCGTGATGCGTCGGCGTTTTTTTAATAGGATGGCGAGCCTTGCCTTTCGGCAAAGCGAGCGAGGGTTCGGATCAGGGTCAGGTGTCGCGGAACTTTTTCAGCGGAATATTGGCTCCTATGGAGTGGCCGTGCATGAGGGAAAGCGGTGTGCGAGGCTCCATAAGCGAAGCAGCAGTCCGTCCATCTTCTTCGCGCTCAGCTTATGATGTGCCGTGTGCCTGCCCCACGCACCGCAGTAGCCCTTCGGGGGTCGGGCCCGTAGTGGAACTCTTTTAAGGTGACGGCATATTGGCTGTGCCTGTCGCAATAAGCGGATGGCGTCGGCCTCTGACATAAACCCTCGTTGAAAACAGCGGAATGCGGTTGACTCCTTCATAGTCCTGCGCCGGTGATTAAGGCATGGGCGCGTCCGCGTCTATGTGGAACGCCTTGCAGGCTTATGGTGTCTGCGGAGTTGAGCCGTACCGGCCAATCCACAACGACACGCCGCCGATGTACTTGCCATATTCGTAAGCACCGACATATCGGGGCCGCCTGCATCGCTCTTGCACGATAACACTTCGAGTCCGGCCACGCCCATGTTCTTCGGCTTCCAGACTCCCGATGTTGAGTGCTCCTGTATTCCCATTTCTGATTTCTCGGGACATCGTGTTCATTTAGTTTTTCTTCACAAAATTAGCACAGGCGGTAGCCATGTCAAGGCTATATGAACGGTCTGACATTCTCGCTCCGCTTCCGAGGACTCAGCCCGGCCTTGCCTTAGTCTCCCTGATGCCTATGCTTTGATTTGTTCGTAAAACTCAAAAAATGAACACAATGTCAAACCCTCAAAATCTTACAGAAATGAGACTACAATTCGGAGAACTCAACATCACACCGGGAGTCGAAAAGCGACTCGAAGAACTGGGCTACTCTGTGGCCGAACTCCAAAGTGCCATCGCCGAACACAAGAGCGAATGCGACGGCGAACCCTCTGTCTATGTCGGTACTTACGGCAAGTACAACGACGGCTCGCTCTGCGGTCTGTGGATTGACCTCAGCAGCTTCAACTCCTACGACGACTTCATCGACTTCTGCAAGGCGATCCACGCCGACGAGGACGACCCGGAGCTGATGGCGCAGGACTACGAGGGATTCCCCCGCCAGTGGTACAACGAGGGATTCATGTCGGAGGACGACTTCGACAATATCCTCGAATACTCGGACATGTGCGACAAGCACGGCCAGGATGCCGTCGACGACTACATGGAGTTCCACGACGAGCTCGACCACTTCGAGGAAGCCTACTGCGGCGAGTGGGACAGCGAAGAAGACTTCGCACGGCACATCGTCAGCGAGTGCTACGACCTTGAAAGGACGATGGGCGGCCTCGAACGCTACTTCGACTATGAAACCTTCGGACGAGAGCTGTTCATGTACGACTACTCCATGGGAGCGCACAACAACGTGTTCCGCGTTATCTGACCTAAGCCGCTCTCCTCGCTCTCTGAGCTTTGCCGAAAGGCAAGGCTCTTTTTTTGATTGTCTTTTAACCGCCTATATATAAGAGGTAATTTTGGCGTAGCAAAATTGAGTTTCTATGTCTAAGACCGCATACAATATCTCGCTGAAAGGCTATGTCGGAGGGTACGACTTCGACCGTGCCACCGTTGACTCCGTCCTCGCCAGGAACGAGGGTAAGCAGGTCAACGTCCTTATCGACAGCCTCGGCGGCTCGCTCGCCACCGGCCTGTCTATCTCCGCAGCATTCAAGAACCACGGCGATGTAAACGTGCATTTCGTGGGACTCAACGCCTCGGCGGCAACCATCGCTTCGCTCGGCGCCGCCCACATCTCCATGGATGCAGGGGCTATGTACCTGGTGCATCAGTGCTCGATGGCCTTCTTCGAGTGGGGCAGTCTCAACTCGGCTCAATTCGCCACGCTCATCGCCGACTGCGAGAAGATCAAGGCCGACCTCGACAAGCTCGACCTGAACTGCGCCCAACTCTACGCCGCCCGATGCAAGCGCAAGCCGGAAGACCTGCTCGCACTGATGAAAGCCGGAGGTTGGCTGTCGGCAAAGGAAGCACTCGACTGGGGCTTCGTTGACGAAGTCACCGACCTTGCCGACGAGCCGGCGCCGAAACTCACCGATGCGCTCGCTTCGGCTATGGCCTCCGAGGGTATGCCGATACCGAACATACCCGTGGCCGAAACTGACCGCGAGGGTCTGTTCGGCAAATTCCTGTCGGCCATTTCTTCGTTTTTCAAACCGTCCACCAATCCCATCTCCATCGCAATGCTCAAAACCTACACTTTCCTGTCGGCAATCCTGGCCGACAAGCCGCTCACCGTCTCCGACGGCAAAGCGACTATCACCACCGAACAGCTCGACGCCATCGAGAACCATATTGCCGACCTCGGCAAAAAGGTTGAAGACCGCGACGCGACAATCGCCGACCTTCAGGCCAAACTCGCCAAGCAGCCCGCCGAACCCACCAAGCAGGTTGTCGAGGACTCAAAGCCCGACAACTCCGCTCCAAAGAACGATGTCGAGCTGTTTGTCGACGCATACAACTCGGCCAAAGCCCTCTACGCAGAAGTCTGACACTCTCATCAACTCATCAACTCATCCACTCGAATATGGCTGGTAAATTTACATTCACCCTCAAAGAGTATCAGGAGGCCGCGGTCAAATACCGCTCCGACCTCCTTATGCTCCCAATTATCGGTATCGGCGACACGCTCCAGTACATGACAGGCCGCCCCGGTATCCGCTACAAGGAGCGCGTCGGCAACCTCACGGGCGACGCTCAGTTTGCTCCCTACAATCCTCAGCGTGCCGTGGACTATAACCTCGGTATCGAGTTCCGCGACCTCGAAACCTATTTCGGTTCGGTTGTCGCCAACTTCGAGCCTAACTCGGCTATATCCACGCTGCTCGGAACCGGCGCCACTAAGGGCGACGGCCAGATGGCTACGCCTACGGCTCGCCACGTCCTCGCTCGTATAGCAAAGAACCTTTCCGAGCACCTGAACGATGCTGTCTGGAACGGCAAGCGAAACGCCGCCGGCAACACCACCGCCGACCTGTTCGACGGCTTCGACACGATTACCGAAAAGGAAATTGCCGCCGGAGCTATTGCCGCCGAGGAGGGCAACTACATGAAGTTCACCGACGCGATTACTCCGGCCAACGCCGTAGACATCGCAAAGGAAATTCTTTTCTCGCTCGACCCGCGCCTCCGTTCGCAGGACCTGCTGCTCTATTGCTCGCAGGACTTCGTCGACAAGTACAACGAAGGCTACCTGCTCACCCATGGAGGCATACCGTACAACACCCAGTACGGACAGGGTGCCGTCGAGGGGTCGAACGGCAAGCTCAAATTCTGCCCACTCTACAACAAGGCCGGCTCGAAGTTCATGCACGTATGCCCCAAGTCGAACATGCTGGTCGGCTACGACCAGATGGGCGATGTCGAAAACGTCATGGTGAAAGAGTATGCTCCTTTCATCCTGTCGTACATCGCCACAATGTTCTTCGGTGTGCAGTTTGAAACGCTCGACAAGCGCCGTTTCAAGACCATTGAAATAACCGTCTAATCCGCTTTCGCTATGGCAAAAATTTGCACAAGTATTCAGAAGTCGCTCGGGTGGTGCCAAGGCACTCCCGAGCTTCCCGGCGTGAAGCGTCGCATATACTTCCTCGCCAAGTCGTTCATCCTGGGCTTTCCGCAGCTCCCTCGCGATGAACTCGGTCGCGCCACTTCGGCAATCCTGACCGGCTCGTTCACACTCGCCGCAGATGCGAAGTGGAAGTATATCGACATTCTTCCCGACAAGTCGCAGCTTACTTCCGAGGCGCAGGGCGAGCTGCCCTCGCAGACGCAGCTTAACAAACTCGTCGCCGTCCACCCCGGAGTAGGTGCGGAAGCTTCCGCTGCCGCCGCCTACATCAACAACACCGACAACGTCTTTGTTGTCGAGGACATGAAAGGCAACTACCGCGTACTCGGCAACGACAAGTGGACCACAAAGGCCACTGTCGCCCAGGACCTCGGTCAGGGTGCCACCGGCACCACCTCGACCACAATCAACGTCGAGGCTACCGACGAAGTGCCCGCGCCCTTCTATGTCGGCTCGCTCGAAACAGAGGACGGCGACATAGACTGCTCAGGCAAAGCCGCGTAATTTCCGCCCGTCATGAAACCGAACAGATGTGCCAGGGAGGGGGCGATAGCGTTGGACGAGGTGTTGAAAGACATCGAAGTGCCTTCGCTGGAAGCTCCCGACCTCGACACATCTTTCTCTCAACTCTCAACACTCAGCTCTCAACGTCACGGCAAAGACATCTTTGTCGTGAACAAACGCGCGGCATGGAAAGACGTGCAACAGGCCGAAGCCCGTTGCGACTTCGCACCCAACAAGGTGCGAATTTCATACCGCAATCCGCAGTTCGGCATTATCTCGCTATGGAAAAAGTCGGTCTACGGCAGAACCTTGACCGACATTAAAGGCGACCCCGATATGGTCGAGAAATTTGCGGTGGGCATGAACACCCTTATCCGGCAAATCCTCGGTCACTCGCTCGCTTCCGGCGACTGGTGCATCGTTACCTCGCCCAAGCGTCGCCACAAGACGCGAAACTTCGCCTCGCTCATCTCGGCTCGCCTCGCTGAAATGCTCGGCTTGCCCTTCTACGAAGACCTCGCCGAGTGTCACTCGAAACACCGTGTCGGGGCTGTCTTTACCCTCGGTAAAGAACCGCCATCCGAACGTAACATCATCGTATTTGACGATTTTGTTACCACCGGCGCCACGATGATCTCGATGCGAGAACTTCTTATGCCACTCGGCTATAACCTCGTTTTCTTCACCGGCATAAACAATAAATTGTGAGTTGACGAGTGGAACAGTAATCAGTGGAACAGTGACTCATCAACTCATCACTCATCAACTCATCCTCTCAAACATGGATAATAAATTTACCGAACAGATACGACAATGGCTTGAAACGCCCGAAAACGAGCGCGACTATTCAGCCGGCGCTCTCTATCTTTTGAAGTTGTCGGGCAATCGCATTATGTATCAGAACATAATCTCGCAGATTGACCGCCGCCACGACTTCGTGGAGTACCAACTTCAAAAGTATTACAACTTCCGCGTTCAAGCACTGACACACGCCCAGGTAGAGGAAATGGCCGCGCAGGTGGAAACCATCGTGGCCGAGCACATACCGCTCGCCGCTGCCGCTGACGAGCAGCCCAAAGGTAAACGACCCGACCACGACAGCCTCCCCGATGAAATCAAGGCGAAATTCGTTGAGAACCTTTCGCTTCTCCAACGAATGCGCGAGCTTCACCTGCGGCTCAGATCGCTTTCGCTTGAAAACTCCACCTGCCCGGACTCCGAGCGCTATCCGTTCCTCAAAGAACTTATATCACTCGACAAGCAACTACACGCCAACTGGGAGGCTTACGACCGATTCAAAGGTGAAAGGCAAGAGGTAAGAGGTAAGAGGTCAGGCTTGCGCAAGAAGTCCTTTGCGGAAACCACTTAACATACGCGCAATTTCCTCAAATTTCGGACGTATATTCTCGATTGTTTCCGCACTTACATATCCGAGTTCTGATGCCAAACGAAGTTGACAAAATGATTCCATCAAAGAACCATAAGCGATTTCAACAAATCGAACCCGTTCTTTTGCAGATGGTCTACCACTACCTTCTGCTATATTCGAAGGTACAGAAACGATGGCTCTGCGCAGTTGGTCGCATAGTGCATATTTTTCATTTCCGGGGAAATTGTTCAATAGTGAATACACCTCTTTCACCAAATGACCTGATTTCACCCATACATCAAGCTTTTCAAAAGTAAATGCCATACTAAATTTTTTTGCAAAAATACTAATTTTCCGCGACATGCATCTCTTACCTCTTACCCTTTACCTCTTACCTGTTGAGCCATGAAACGGACTGCAAAAATCGAAGATTTGTTGCAGCCGTTGAATAAGGCTCAACACCAGGCTTACCTTTCAAATGCCGTCCAAGTGGCCGACATTCTCGAATGGATTTTAGGCCAAGTCGGCCTCGCCGAAGTATGGCAGACTTCCTTCTCAATCTCCGAGGAATTTCTGCGCCGACTCTTTTTCATCACTAAGGATAAAAAAGTGTCGCGCATAAACCTGGTGCTCGACCACAAGGCTACCAACAAGACGCTCAAACTTTGGGCGTTCATCACCCAAGTTATCGAGCGAACATATCTCGCTGACAACCACAGCAAGATATTGTTGGTAAAGTCCGAGCGAGGCGACACGGTCAGCGTTATCACCTCGCAGAACTTGACTCGCGGCAACCGCCACGAGTCAGCCTTTATCTCGACCGACCCATTAATTTTTGACCGTCTCTTTGAGCAGGTCAATGATCTTATCACCAATCACAGCGTACCCCTCCATGACCTATTCAGACAGCGACTTGCAGCAGATTGAGAAGTTCGCCTCAATCTACCTTAAAATTTCTGACATCGCCGTAATACTCGATATTCCGGCTGATGTGCTGCGCTCCGACATCGCCGACCGCAGTAGCGATGTGTCGAAAGCCTACCGACGCGGCAAAGCCGCCTCAAAAGTCAAGCTTCATTCCCAGGAAATGATGCTTGCACAGGTCGGCTCGCCGCTCGCCATCGAAAACGCACATCGCAATCTTCTCGACATGGAGGACGACGAGTAATTTCAGTTGATGAGTGGAACAGTGACGAGTGGAACAGTCAAATACTCATCAACTCAAAACTCATCAACACATCACACTCAAAAATGCCTATCCCATCCGCTATCGAAGTTTGTCGCGCCGACCTTTTTACAAAAGAGTCGGACTTGCAGCAGCGTTATCCACAAGTTATTGTGGATAAGGTTCTCCGCGTCCGGGAAATGTACAACTGGTTCATCGCCAACCCCGACGGCACCGACCGCGAGTTTGTCGCCGAGGTGTGCCAACGCCATGAAATCTCTCGCGTCACGGCCTATTCCGATTTGGCAATCGTCAAGACCTTGCTCCCCACGCTTGGCTCCGCCTCGCGTGATTTCCACCGCTGGCGCACCAATGAAATGCTTATCGCCACTTACAAGATGGCCGAGAAGCGCAAGGACTCGAAGACAATGGAGCGGGCGGCAACGGCCTATGGCAAGCTCAATCGAGTTGACCTCGAAGACGAACAGGCTATGCCGTTCGACCTCATTGTGCCGCAGCCGTTCATGGCTACCGATGACCCGCGAGTTCTCGGTATCGAGCCGATACCGAACATTCAGGAGAAAATCGCCGCCATGATTGAGAAGTACCGCAAGGAAACCATCGACATCGAAGATGTGGAGTTCGAGGAAGTAGACCTCGAACTTGACGCTCTTTTCCCTGACCCGAAAACACAAGACGATGAGCGAGAAGAAAATTTACTTTAACAAGCCCCAACGCCTCACACAGCTTATAGGCGCGAACACTACCGTTATCGTCGCTGGGAGACGCACCGGCAAAACGGACAGCATAGCTGCTCCGTTTGTTCTGCGCAATATGCAGCGTATGCCCGGCTCGACCGGCGGCATCGTAGTGCCGACATTCAAACACGGACTCACAAACACCATTCCGGGCTTGCTCGCCGCTTGGAAGCGCTGGGGCTTCATCGAGGGCATACACTATGTTGTCGGAAAGAAACCGCCCAAGTCGTTTCGTCAGCCCATCATCGACCCGAAAGATTATGAACACGTCATATCTTTCTACAATGGCTCGGTGGCCGTGATTATATCACAGGACCGACCCGGCAGCTCCAACTCGCTAACGCTCTCGTGGCTGCTCGTCGACGAGGCAAAATTCATTGACTACGCCAAGCTCAAAGACGAAACGTTTCCGGCCAACGGCGGCATTAAGTCGCACTTTGGCAAGCACTCCTTCAATCACTCAATTATGATATTGAGCGATATGCCGCAGACGCAGAAAGGCTCGTGGTTCCTGCATTACCGCGACAAGATGGACCCGGAGCTGATAGCAACCATTGAGGCCACCGTCTTTGAGATATGGCGAACGAAGGAGCGCATCCGCGCCCTCTCGCGTTCCCAATCCCCGGTTCCCGGCTACTTGAAAGGCTACCTGCGCCGCCTTGACCGCGACCTTAACAAGATGCGCTCCGTGGCCGTCTACTACCGCGAGTATTCCTCAATCGAGAACCTGCAACTTCTCGGCGAGAACTACATCAAGCAGATGAAGCGCGACCTTACACCTTTGACATTCCAAACCTCTATCCTTTGTCAGAGGATCGGAATTGCAAAGGACGGCTTCTATTCCTCCATGCGCGAGGGGCACAAGTACGACTCCAACGATAATCAATACCTCGATACTCTCGGTTATGATTATGACTTCTCGACGCTCGACTCTCGCGCCGACAAGGACGTGGACCCGGACGCGCCCATCTGCATCGGCATGGACTACAACGCCAACATCAACTGGATTGTCGCCGGTCAGCCGCGCGACCGCCGACTCAACGTTATCAAATCCTTCTACGTCAAGTTCGAGCGTAAGATTCCGGCACTCGTCGAGGACTTCTGCCGTTACTACGCGGAGCACCGTAACAAGACCGTGGTCTTTTATTACGATTCCACCGCTCTCGGCTCGAACTATGCCGTCAACGACCAGGATTTCCATTGGGCTGTAGTCCATGAATTTGAGCGCCACGGCTGGCATCGAGTCCGTGTATCTCGGAAACCCGATGCGCCATGATGAGAAATATCTTCTCATCAACAACGCATTCGCCGGCAAGCAGCGGCTCATGCCGTTCTTCAACCGCACCAACAATGAAGACCTGATACTCGCCATCCAGTCCGCAGGCGTAAGCCGTGGTCGCAACGGCTTCCGCAAAGACAAGTCCGGCGAGAAGCTCGCCGAGTCCGAAGAAGACCTACTCGAACACCGCACTGACGGCTCCGACGCTTTCGATACTCTCTACATCGGCGCGGAAAAATTTCCGTATCACGACAGCTTCTCGCTCTCGATGTCAGGTGTGTTATGACAATAAGTTGGCACGATTATCATACCAACTGAACGCAAAAAAATGCAATATTTCAGTCGAATATACCGTGTGAAATATTGCCTATGTCGCAGATTTTTCGTACCTTTGTAGAAACAAACGATACTTCAAAATCTTATGGAACAGCGCGTAAAAGTATATGTAATTTCCGACCCGCTCGCTATCAACTTCCTTGTTGATGATGATATTGACGGCTTCAAGGAATACCTCGACTCCGACGATATGCTCGACTTCCCCGAACCCGAAGTGTTCGAGACCGAGCAGCAAGCCCTCGCTTTCTGCGAAGGACTCGGCTACGGCACCGACGAACGCGCCGTGCCGGATCGCTATCCGCTCCGCTCCTGCGAACCTGCCGACGCTCCCTTCATCGAAGCCATCGAGAACTATTGATACTCAACCGCTCAATTTAAGCCCATCATTGAAAATTCTTAATCCGAGACCCCAAAACTCTCGGATTTTTTTATTAACTTTGCAACCTAAATGCGCCAGCGCAGACGAATGACCGCCCGATGTAAATAACATCTTATACAACATATTAAGGAACTTCTTTGTAGCCGCAAAAGGTTTGGTCGCCTGTCTGCCTACATTGGAGTTCTTTATTGTTTAACCATGAGTAAGACACTCAGATTCATAGACCTATTCGCGGGGCTTGGTGGTTTCCACCATGCTTTATCCAAACTTGGCCTGCGAAATGGTGAGGTGAATTTTGAGTGTGTGTTTGCTTCGGAACTTAAGGAAGACCTACGCAAACTCTATAAAGCGAACTTTCCAGGTACACCAATATACGGAGACATCACTCAAATTTTGCCTTCTCAGATACCTGCTCATGACATTTTGTGCGCAGGATTTCCTTGTCAACCTTTTAGTCAAGCGGGTAATCGGCAGGGATTTTTGGATGAAACCCGTGGCAACCTTTTCAATTATATCCATGAAATAATTCAGGAGCATCGTCCACAGTATGTTTTTTTGGAAAATGTAGCCAATCTAAAAGGGCACGACAATGGCAATACATGGGAAACCATTCGTCGTATGCTTGAAGAACTTAGGTACGATGTTAAGGCAGAAATTTTATCTCCTCATAATTTTGGCATAGCTCAACATCGACGCCGAATATATATTGTTTGTCGAAACCTTGATTATGGCGATTTGTCTTATTTTGAATTTCCTAAAATTGACAGGAAATTCAAATGCGACATCAATCGGGTTATTGATATATCCGACACAGATATAACTCCATTAAAAGCCGAAACCAAAAATCAACTTGCTATGTGGCAAGAGTTTTTGGACAAAACAATTGAGGCAGGAGATTCAATTCCTCAGTTCCCGATATGGGCTATGGAATTTGGTGCTACTTATGATTTTGAAAACATCGCACCTGCATATCAATCTCCCTCTCAATTGCGTGGTAAAAAAGGAAAACTTGGCAAGGAAATTACCGGCCTCACATTAGAAGAATGTTTGTCGCAGTTGCCTAACTATTCTCAGACTGACCATAGTGAAGTTTTCCCTAAATGGAAAATCAGATACATCCAACAAAATCGCGACTTTTATTCTAAGCATAAATCTTGGCTTGATTCATGGCTTCTAAAAGTAGCTAACTATGAAAACAGCCATTTAAAACTTGAATGGAATTGTGGCAAGGATGCCGATGCCGTTCTGTCTGATAAAATCATACAATTCCGTGCATCGGGCATCCGAGTAAAGTTACCTACATTCTCGCCTGCGCTCAATCTTGTTGGCACACAGACTCCAATTTTCCCATGGATTCAATTACCGTCTAAGTTTAATATAGACGGCAAGCCTCAATTTGGTCGTTATATGACAATTTCAGAAGCAGCAGCTATACAAGGCATGAAAGAACTTCTTGCCGAGTACAAGTCAGACGATTTTCCGCTTACAACTTCAAGGATATTAGAAGCTCTTGGAAATGCCGTAAACGTAACTTTAGTAAAATATATCGCTAAACACATATTCGTCAATGAGTAATAAGGTATCAATAGCAACAACCCCGTTAGTTTACCAAACCTTTCGCTATATCAGTAACAAGGTTTGGAACGCTTTGGCTGAGTATGTCGATAATTCTATTGCAAGTTTTCAAAGCCACCATGATTTGTTACAACGAATCAATCCGAATCAAAAAGTCAGAGTAGACATATCCATTGACATTGAATCGGATTGTATTCAAATCCGTGATAATGCCTTTGGCATCGATTCCTTTAACTTCAATCGTGCTTTTGAACTTGCAAACATTCCTTTAGATGCAAGCGGTCTGAATGAATTTGGTATGGGCATGAAAGTATCTTCTATATGGTTATCAAATCTTTGGACTGTCGAAACTTCCGCATTTGGTGAGACTGTCAAGCGTCGTGTTGAATTTGACCTTGAAAATGTTATTCAAGATGAAATGCTTGACTTGGATGTTATCGAAGAACCCGAGCTTGCAGAAGCCCATTACACCATCGTTACACTCCACAAATTATCTCAAAATAAACCCGGCAAAAGGCAACTTGCTTCGATAAAGAAACATATTGCCAGTATATACACCAAGTTCATTAGGGATGGTCTATTAGAACTATATGTTAATGGTGAATTAATGGAGCATCAACCTCTTAAGATTCTAAAAGCCCCATACTACAAAACGCCTAATGCCGAGGCTATTGAATGGTATAGGCCAATTGAATATACCTTTGAGAATAGCTACTACCGTTATTCTGTCAAAGGCTTTATCGCCATATTGGAAACTCAATCTACTTCTACGGACAACGGTTTTTTACTTTTTCGTAGAGGCCGTGCTATTGACAGCAGCGGTGATGAAAAATACCGCCCTACCATTTTGAGTGGTGAGGTGGGTTCGCCTCGATATAAACGCATCTTTGGCGAACTCGAATTGGAGGGATTTGAAGTTTCTTTTAATAAGGGCACTTTCCTCCAAGACGAAGACTTTGATATGTTTATCCAACTTCTTCGTGAAGAAATTGCATCCAATAAGGAATTCGATATTTTTGGTCAGGCTCAGCACTATACGAAGCCAATCGCACTACCAACAAAGAAAACGATTGCTTCTAAATTCGGCAGTGCCTTTGGTTCGATTAATATTAATTCTACATTCGAGCCTTCAAATTCGACTCCAACGGCTCAGATTTCTTCCGCATCCACAACCTCGGAAAACAATCAGCCCTCTACGCCATTGATTGAAGAGCCTACGTCCGATAATATATCCGATGCAACACCACTCTACGATTCTGAAATTCCAATGACCGTTGACGGCTATTCTTTCACTATTCGTCTAAGGGCGGTCAATGGTGAATCAACGCAAGGTTTGTATTCCTTGGATGTAGACCCCAATAACGCCGACCACTTTATTTCAACTCTCAACCTAAAGAATCCATTCTTTGATACATTTGCCAATCTTTTAAGCAAAGACGATGGAATAGTTCCTTTAGTTAAAGTGGTACAAACAATGGTATCTACTGAAATAATGCTGGGAAAGCAAGGACAACATTCTGCTGCTCAATATTTCCGCTCTAAGTTTAATTCTTATTTTGGCCAATTCTAATGAGTGAGACTATATCCATATTAACCGATGACCCTGTTGATTATAGGCAACGACTGATTGTAGGCTCTCATACGATTAAACTTGCCGAAACCTTGCCTATTGATGATGCCGCAAAGGCTATTGTTATAGACGAAGCAATGGACATACTCTCCCATTGTGTGCCGCCGGGTAGACATGACGATATTACCAATATTGCCGTCGGATATGTACAGAGTGGCAAAACTATGTCGTTTACTGTTCTTTCTGCCTTGGCCGCTGATAATGGATATCGCATCATTATTTACCTGACTGGAACCAAAACCAACCTACAAGGCCAAACATATCGGAGATTAAGAAAAGATTTATTAGGGGGCAACCGATTTGGCGATTACAAAATCTTTGATGACAATCTCCGAAATTACCATATTGACATCAATAGGGTAAAAAATTTCCTTGATTTGGGCGATTGTGTTCTCCTATTTCCGATATTAAAACACTATCAACATATTTCTGAATTAGCGGAAATTTTCGGTTCAGTTTCGATTAAATCAAAACTGAACGAATTAGGCGTCCTAATTATTGATGACGAAGCTGACCAATCAAGTTTCAATACCTATGCTCGTAAAAATTCTCAATCTGACGATTGGGAAGAAGATGAGTTCAGCAAAACCTATGCAAGCATATTGAAACTAAAGAGTGTATTTCCGTCTCATTCCTACGTGCAATATACGGCTACTCCACAGGCCGCTTTCTTAATCAGTAATCAAGATATACTATCACCAAAATTCCATACTGTCCTCACTCCAGGTAAAGGTTATACTGGTGGTAAATTCTTCTTCAAGAATGAAACTATGGAACTTGTTAAAACGATTCCCGATGAAGAAGTATACCATTATCAAAGAAACCCTCTTAATGATTGCCCACATTCTCTATTGAAATCATTACGAGAGTTTATAGTTAGCGTAGCAATCAAGGTTTGCATTCGAGAGGACATAACTTTTCTTACCATGATGATACACCCTGACGGTCTGTGTGCATCAAATGAAAAGTTCGCAAATTGGGTAGATGGTAACCTCGCATCTTGGAGAGATATTCTTAATGCGTCATCTAATGATTTTGCCCGACGTCTATTAGTTGGTGATTTTAGACGTGCGTATGATGAAATCACCAAATATATTACTTCTGCGCCCTCATTTGATGAAGTGATGAACGTACTTAATAGAGTCCTTTTATTTACCCACGTCCATCTTATTCAAAGTATATCGTCTCAATTTAGCTCGATACAGCCGGAAACTGAGATAGACTGGGAGGAAGATATAGCGCATATCCTTATTGGTGCAGATATGCTCAACCGCGGATTCACGGTTGAACACTTGTCTATGACTTATATGCCTCGTTCTACTAAAGGCCGTGCAACTGCTGATACAATCGAACAGCGTTGCCGTTTCTTTGGTTATAAGATGAAATATGCAGATGTCTGTCGCGTTTATCTACCGCAAAAAAGTATTCAAGAATATAACGATTATGTTGATCATGAAGAAGTACTTCGTTCAACCTTGCGTCAATGTTCGTCTCTTAAAGAACTGTCGTTACATTCAATGCAAATTGCCAATACATTAAATCCTACACGCACAAATATCTTATCTAAGAAACTCATTCGTTCGCGCCTTTTTGGTTGGCGACAAATGATTTCTGTCGACTATATATCCCACAACAATGCTGTTGTCGCTCAGTTTTTAGAATTTCTTGCCTCGCGTTGGAACTATTGTCATACTTACGAGAAACCAATGCAAAATCATCGATATGCTGACGTTTCCATTGATGAGTTCCTTAACTTCTTCTCAAACATCAAATATATGGATGTGCCTAATATTACACGTAAAATAGTCACCATACAGTATTTGACATCACTTCGAGAAAAAGGGCACTCTCATATTCGTATTTATGAAATTGCTTTCGGTGCCGGAGCTCGTTCCCGTAGCCTGACTAATGGCAAATTCACTCAGCTATTTCAGGGTAATAGTCCTGACTGGTCTTATCCCGGTGATAGAGATTTCAAATCTAACGATATGTTAAGTGTGCAGATACATCACCTCAAAATTAGTAATGAAGTATCTATACATTTAGCAAACAAAGAATTATATAATCTTGCAATCTACTATCCTGAGATTGAAGATTATATCTCACTTGAAGAACAAGATGACGATGAGGATTAAGGACATAGACATATATCGTTTGTTTTCTGAACTTGTACAGAATCCAAGTTCAGATAACCAATATCGCGTCGCGAGTATTTCGCCTCTTATTCCACATAAGATAGGTTGCTCCGAAGAAAACTACCCTATGTTTTTTGTCGAAACTTCCGACAAAAAAATGCAAAACGATATAAAGATGGAGTATTTTAAAGTCCTCTTTAATCGTAAATGTCAATGGGCAACCACTGACGGCAGCAATGAAATTAAGAAGTACACCATAATTCAACTTAATTCTCATGTGCCCGAATTACAACGCTATTTTCTCGAAGTAGTCTTGTTGGTTCTTTTCAAATTAGCCCCAGTCCCTCAAAATAGTGCTGTACGCGAAGAAATCCTTAATATCATTAATCTTTTTGCATCCTCCAAAGAAGTATCGAAAGATATTATTGTAGGGCTTTGGGCAGAATTATTTGTTATTGACCAATCTAAAGACCCTAATTATCTTCTTGCGTCATGGCACGTAACCCCTGAAGATAAATATGATTTTAATGACGGGGAAAGTAAGATAGAAGTTAAGGCAACCACTGGAGAAAAACGCGCTCATGCCTTTTCTATTGATCAATTAAATCCTAATCCGCATTCGGATTTGATTATAGCTTCTATTCTTATTCAACAATCGGGTATTGGTGAAAGTATAATGAACCTCATGGATAAAATATATCCACGAGTCACAGATCTTGACCTGCAATACAAATTGCAAAGCATTGTTTTACAGACAATAGGCACAAGTTGGGATGAAGTATCGCGCATGTTTTTTGATTATGATTATGCCCGATGCACGTACAGACTATTTGCAAGTGCTGACATACCGGCTATTGACAAATGTAATGTTCCGCCACAAGTTTCTTCCGTCAAGTTTGTTTCTGACCTCAGTGGAGTTGAGCCTATTTGTGAGAACTCTTTAACGAACTTGCTACATAAATCATTATAATGGCTATTGTATATCCCAAAGGTGCACAACTCACCAAGATTTTTCTTGATGGATTTGATCATGCGTTAAAGCCTGAGGTTATAACGGATGGAAACCCATTGTGCATTCGTTTTGCGGATATAGTTTACAATATATACCTCAAATGTATTTCATGGAAGGGGAAACCTTATCCCGAAAACGATACGAGAGCACAACTCCCTTCGCGTCCCGAATTTGAACATTTCAAATCCTCGGATGACAGATTTCTTTTTTTAGGTTACGACCCTATTTGCGATGTATTGGTTTGCTGGAATCCGACTATGGTTAAAGCACGGTTGAATCGTAGTTCTTATGTTTCTTTTTATAGCAAACGAAACCTACAAGAAGAAGTCCAAGACGGAAAGACTGTTACCGCACATTTATCAAATGGTGATAAATACGTGCTTTTCAAGAGAAATGATATTGCGGCATTTCTTTCTATGATTGAAGTGCATTTCCCTTCATTAAAACAGGGTAATCCTGAAACCGTTTCAGAGACTCCTTCTTCAAATATAACCACGAAAGGAGTTTCAGTTGTAGGCATCCTTGATGCTATTGAAAACGACAAGTCTGTAGAGAACTTTGTCGACCACCTATTCCCAAATCATACTGTTTTGGAAATTGTTGCCAAATGTTTTAATCAATTTGGCGATAAATACCATAATATGAGATTTCAAAATTGGGGTTCATTAATCAGTTCATACCTTAACAACCATGGCGAAAAGAGTTAATTGGCAAAGAGGCGAGTATCTCCTGGTCTTGGGTCTTTATTTGAAGTTACCGTATTTAAATGGCGTAGTCCCTACACCTAAAGATGTAGTACAAATCATTTCTGATAAATACGGTATTAGTCGCACTGTTGACTCTATCAGAATGCGACTCAATAACTTCATGTCATGCGACCCTGAAAAATTAACGCAAGGTATCAAGGGACTTGATTCCGGCAAAGAATATTGTATGCCATATTGGAACGAATGGAATAACAATCCTGTTGGTCTTCAAGAAGAAATTAGCAAGATTCTTGCCACTGCAGATCATGCTGTTGTCCCATCACTGGAACTGATTTCAATTTTTCCTGATTCTCCTACATGGACTAATTTTGAACTTTCTGTTCTTATCCACCTGTGTCGTACGCGTATACCTGCCGATGAAACACATCCTATGGTTAAGTTTTATTCATTGTGGTTTGAAAAGCCTTTAGATGAAACGGTTGTCCTACTCAACCATTTCTCTAATCTCTTCCATCACACATTTGCACAGGACTCTACTTCGTTAAATCACATCGCTGAAGATTTCTTCTCTGAATACGTAAAAAACAAGGACTCTTATAGCTTTGCAGGTAAATTATATTGGGAAGCTGCTCTTGAAAAATCTGTTGATGTTCTCTCAGATATCGACATTCCTAATTTTACTGAGACAATAGACACCATCGAATCGGAAGACCCTGTCTCTAAATTGGTAGAGGAGTTAACGTTACAAGGTAGCAGCCGTATTTCCATTGTTATGGACGCTATGCGTAAATTCCCTGACAAAAACCTTACTTTAGCGCAGTGGTCTGATTTGGTATCTCAATATATTGAAAGTTTCTCAGCCCCTCAGGACGATGTTTCGTCACAATCGCTTTTTCCCGTTAGTTCCTCGGCTGAGACATTACAATCTGAATCCGACAAAGAAAAACATGTACAAGGAAAGCGAAATAAACCTCGCTTGAAGATGCGCTCTATCACTCTTGAAGGTCAGGTGATAGAAGAATCTAATCCTACTCAAATGTTCGTCGAATTTATCGAACTCATTGGAGCTGATAGCGTCTACGACATGAAGATTCCTTATCGTGGGGTAACATTAGTCGATACCAAGCCTACTCCAGGCTATGAAAAATCTTCCAAGCCTGTTGGAAACGGCTACTATGTCGGAACAAATAGTAGTACACAAGAAAAGATTTCTACTATGCAGGAAATTGCAGACTATTTCAGTATGGACTTGCAAATAGAACGCTACTATAAAAATAAAGATGAATGATTATGGAGTTGCGGCATCGCCGTCGGGCTATTGCGGCAAGCCGTCAAGCCTAAGGTCTTGACCCATTCGGGCTGTCTATCCCTAACTCATACGCGAGCTTCGGCACCACATTGTGGATCCGAGGCTCGCTTTCTATTTGGACTTGTCGCCCCGGCGATGGCCACCAGTCGCAGGAATAGGATTGCACCGTTCATTATGCCCCTTTGAGGGAGAGGATTACCAACTCTATGACCCTGCTCCATACGTTTCTTCGACTGTCGTATTGGGGCGATTTATCTCCTGAGCTTCGTCTGTCGGGCTTCATTGTTGTGCGTTCCGCTTTCGCCGTAGTGATTACTTCACGGTGTTGATGAGTATTTGAAAGAGCGGTTGGACGTTCGCCGTCAAAGATGCCCTTCGGGTTACGCAGTTCATAATTTTGCCGAGACGTTTGTCGAGGAACTTTACTTGTAAACACGCACGGAGGCACATTGTATTTACATCGCGAAGTTAGCGGCTTTATCTACGCTCGTCAAGGGCAAGACACGTTCCCTGCAACAATCTTCCTTTTTTTAGTCTACGCCGAAAAAAAGAGTATTGTCTGGTGAACCCTTGTCGGCTAACGTGCCTGCGGCACTGATGGGTCAGCCGCATATTCTGCAATGTAAAACAAACGCGCCCCGGCGCACAGTAAAAACCCTCTAAAACTTCAAAATCATGACCCACGTAATGAACATCTTCGGCAGCTCTCTCAACTCCAACCGCTCCCTCAAATACTATTCGGTAGAAGTAATCACTTTCGACGGCGACAGCTACACAACAGAGGTTGAAGCCCGTAGCGCAGAAGAAGCCCAGGAAATCGCAGCTTCCCAATACGACAACGTCGACTACACTATGGTGCAGGGCTGCTTCGCAGGTTGGTAATCCTTCCTCCCTCAAAGGGACGGCTGTCCGCCGGGGCAGCCTTTTCCCTATCGGGCATTTTCGGCTGCTCTCGGCATAGTCAAGCGAGCTTGCCTCTGCTCTCGCTGGCACGAAAATTCTCCCTGCTCATTTATAGCAATCGCCTCCGCTTTCATTTGTCTACCGGCTCTCAGTTCACACTCTAAGCCGGACTGGAACGCCACCGCCCCCGTGGGTCGGGACAGAGTGGTGTTCAGCTCCCGATTGTCGCTTCACCGTTCATTGGCCGCTCCGCAGTCGGCAGAGTTCTTCGGAAGATGATCACCGGCATTTCCATTGTTTCGGAGTGACTGTATTGTCTATCGTCCATTCGGCAGATGCGGAGAGAATAGGCATTTGCCGAGTTCCACTCAACCCTCACCGCCACGCCGGCAGTAGGCAGGTGCATCGCATATCATCATCGGCAGTTCCAATAACCTTGTTTCGTGTCAGACGGAATCCATCTTCGTTCGAGAGGTTAGACTTCCGGGAGCGACGGCCTTAACTCGGCCTTTGGCCGAAGTTTATGGTGTAGAGTTTATGGTTTATAGCCGCTCCGCGCTTTGAGCAGGTGCATCGCATCTCTCAGCTCTCATCTTTCATCTCTCATCTGCGCGAAGCGCACCTTGTCCTTGCCCCGACCTTGAACGCCGTACCGCCGCACTTGCTGTCCCCGATAAGTACGGAGTGAAAGCCGGGCTCGCCAACGGGGCGCGGTTTGGCTATGTCCCCTGCGGTTAGTTTCCTTTGCCTTGAATTGTTTGGGGAGTGAACCGAGGTCTATTTTTCCTGTACAAAGTTAGGTCGCCAACTCAACTTCCCGACGGCTCACTAAAACCGCTCCGCTATTTCCACGACAATTTTACGAAAAATGGCAGTCGCTCATTTTTAGCCGCTCCGCTTAAAATTCTCTATGAAATTTTTGTTCGGTCTCAAACAGCTTCCCACTTGATTGTACCGTAAAAATTAAGAGCCTCGGCTCACTTGTCAAACCCCAAACACTTCAAAATCATGGCAAAGAAAACTAAAAAATCCGCAGAAAACATCGCAGCTCAAACCGCAGCTCCCGCCGTCGAGACTACTCCGGCTCCCACTCCCAAGCTCATCGTGGCTCAACGCAAGTTCGACCGCTGGTACGTCTACTTCAAGGGCGTGGCCCCCAAGGACAACGTCGGCTGCGGATGCAAGACCGCCAAGAGCGCGATGCGCTACATGCACCTGCTCAAAGCACGATACGGAGCGACTATCTCCCAAAACATCTACGAACGCCTCCAGTTCGAGGCAGCAAAGGAGGGTTGACCTCCTTTGCTTTCTCTCCCGAAAGTCTAACCTCCAATTCGCACTACGATGAAAGAATATATCTGCTACACGAAACTAGGTCACTGGACCTTTTACGCCGACAACGATATTGACGCTATGCGCCTGGCCTTGTTCTACTGCTGGCGCGACGGCGAGGACTTCGACAGAGTGGAACTCGGCAAATATTCCAATTCATACACTCTCCGCATCTGCCAAATAGACAACAGAAACTCAATACAAACACTTTAATCCCCGAAACAATGAAAAAGTACGAAATGCCTTACTCGTTCATCTTCACCGATGAAGAACTCTGCGACCTCTGGAGTTACTACCGCCGCATATCGCAGATTATCCGCAACGTGGAACTGCGCCATTCCCTCGTCATTACCGACGAGGAGGCTCACGCCGGAGCGCACTTCCGCGCCCGCGCCCTTCTCGCCGAGGCTCAACGCCGCGAGTCGCTGAAAGGCAACGCTCTCATGCCGGCGGAGATGCCGCCGTTCGAGACTGTCAGGATATTGGGCGAATATTAGCCCAATATCCTCTCATCCGAGGTTGACCCCTCCGGGGTCAGCCTCTCTTTCTGTCTTTTCCGAGCCACGACTGCAAATATAAATTTGCAGCATGGCTCATCGAATTACATACAAGCCTTCAGGCATAATCTTCTCACACGCTATCGGCGACATTGTTATAGATGTCGACGGCTCGTTTGTCGATGTCAAACTAACCGGCCAAGGCAATACCGTAATACTCGCCGAGCGTTACTACGCCTACGGCGGCAGGGTAACGCTCTACGACCTCGCTTCGCTCATCGAAGCGCACATGCGGCCATCGGCAGAGCCTTATGCCGAACTGACGCTCAAAGTGTTCTCCGACACAGAGAACAACAAGGCCGACTCCTGCTTGTTGCGCGTCATCTATTGCGACCGTTTCGCCGCAAATCCCGACATTGACACTTTTCTCTCCGAGAATTTCCTTACGACTCTCGCCATGCGCCGTGTCGCCACCGGCTCCACCGCTTCATTGTTCCTGTTTGCACAGCAGGGCGAGAGTCTGGAATACTCCGTCTCATTCGCTTTCCGAAAGTCCGACTCCGAGGCTCTTTACCGCCACGCCTTTACCCTCGACCGCGGCAAGACTGCCGCAGCCTCGGGTGTCGTTCAGCTCAATATCGCCCAGTCAACCATCATCGCATCAGCCGCATCGTTCGCACTCGTGCGTCTCGGCGAAGTAATGCTGCTGTCGTTCACCGTCCGTTGTGGCCAACGCTCCGTGTCCTTTTTCATCGACCCGACGCTTTCGGACGCTGACGATTTCTGTTTCCGCAACTGCTTCAACGTGTGGGACGTCGCCACTTTGCCGCTTGTCACCAAGGCAAAGACCGACGTGGAACGCTCGCTGGCCGTCATCAACGGCAGCTCGCGTTTCTATAATCAGACAACGGCAAAGACATACGAAGTTGAGACCGGGCCGCTCACCTCGGACGAAGCCGAGTGGATCGACCAACTTTTCGCCTCGCACGATGTGTTCCGCATCGAACGCGACGCGACCAATGAAGCCGACCCGGTTGTGATGGTGCCGGTTCTCATCACCGATTCAACCTGCGAAATGCAGGACGGCGACGAGAAACCGAACACCGCCAAATTCATTTGGCGATATGCCGACAACCGCCCGATAGTGCGCTTGTCAGCCTCGCCCGGAATTTTCACATCACCCTACAATATCGTCTACTCGTAACTCATCAACTCGTAACTCGTCAACTCGCAACAATGGCTCGCTCAATCCACATATCTACCGCTCGCACAATGCTGAACTCAGGTGACCCTGTCGATATTTCAGTATGGAAATCCGACGGCTCTATCCTGGAACTCCGTAACGTCATTTCACTCCGTTACTCGTTCTACGGCGGCTGGCGCAATATTAAGTTGCTTGCCTCCGGCGAGTGCCGCCGCATCCGCGACTGCTGCATCTTCCGCGTCAACGACTTGGAAGTTTTTCTCTAACGTTCAATTTCTTCGCTATGCTTGAAATAGACTTTCTTAATTTTAACTCCGTCGAGACGCTGCCGGGCTATGAAGCCCGTGCCGCGTTTACTGTCAACTCGGCCTCCGTATTCAAGGAGGACGTTGACATCGTGCCGACCATCGTAGACGATAACCTCTCTTATGTGCCGTGGGGCAGCGACAACCAAATGCCGTTCGACTTGCTCGCGCTCGTCGAGAAAGACGAAACTTTGGCAACCTGCCAATGTTTCAACGCCGAGGTCTGCTACGGATCCGGGCTGCAATATTGCACCACCGAAACCTCCGCCGCCGTCAAGTCGGAAGTCGAGGACTTCCTGCTTGACAATGACCTCGCCGCTTATTTTCTCGGCATTTGTCAGGACTTCAAACACTTCGGCTTCGCCGTCAGTGTTATCTTTCTCAACGAGGACGGCTCGCGCATCGTCCGTCTGTTGAGAAAGGAAGCCTGCTATTGCCGCTTCACACCGGCTGACTCGCACGGTCGTATTTCAAAAATCCTTTACGCCAACTGGCGAAAGTCTATCTCGTCGCGCAGCGACATCGAGGAAATCGACCTGCTCGACCAGACTTCGCCCTGGCGAGATTTGCAAGACAAACTCGCCAAGAAGTCGAAAACGCGGAAATTTGCTATCGTCAGCCGGATTCCAACCGTGGACTCCACCTATTACCCCATACCTTATTATGGCTCGCTGTTCCGTGGTAAGTGGTACAACATCAAGCAGCTCATCGGAATTGCAAAGGAGGCGAAGCTCCGCAATTCCGCTCCTATCAAGTACCACATCGAGGTCGGTGCGAAATATTGGGAGTCAATATTTCGTGCCGAGGGCATTACCGACCGACGAAAGCAACAGGAGCGCATAGTCCGTGAGAAACAATCGATACTCGATTTTCTCACCGGCGCAGAGAACAGCGGCAAAGCCTGGTTCTCCACGTTCTATGTTACGCCCGACGGCAAGGAACAGCACGACGTTGTCATCAACAAGATTGATGACTCGAAAGAGGGCGGTGACTGGGAGACCGACATTCAGGAAGCAATCAATATGATATGCTTTACTATGCGGGTGCATAGTAACCTTGTCGGTTCCGTGCCGGGCAAGGCGCAGTCCAACAACAGCGGCTCGGACAAGCGCGAGCTTTACACCATAGCCCAAGCCCTCCAAAAGCCGTATCACGACCTGCTCTTTACCGTGCATCGCATCATTATCCGATTCAACGGCTGGCAGGGCGTACACCCCGAAATCCCCTTTATTCAACTTACCACGCTTGATGAACACCAGGACGCAAAACAGGTAAAACTTCCTAACTCCAATGAAACTGATAACAAGCAATGACGAGTTGCGGAAATATATTCCGAACTCTATCCGCGAGGTCAAAGGCGAAACACCGCTCTTTGACAAACTCGCTCCGTTCCTTGAAAGAGCCGAGCGATGGTTATGCCACCACTTCGTTCCGGCAGAACTGCTCGACGCCGTAGTTCCCGACGCGGCCCACATCGTTGCTGTCGAGGCATACCGCCTCGCCGTGCCGCAGCTCGACCTCGTACTTACGCCTAACGGTTTCGCTACCGTAGGTACGCAAAACCTTTCCCCGGCATCGAAGATGCGCGTCGACCGGCTCGTTGGCGGTCTGTTGTCGGAAAGGGATAAGGCACTGGCGCATCTGCTTCACAATCTGCCCTCCGTCGAGGGCTGGCCGGACTCACCGCAGGGGCGGTGGTTCGGCGCCACGCTGTTTCCGACCCTTGATGTTGTAACCCAACAGTCGGGGGAATCAGAACGACTATGGGACAAGTATTGTGAAATGCGCCCGCAGTTGATTGACCTCGAAGCAAGCCTCTCGGAAGAATGGCTGTCGCCGGAACTGATGTCAGCGCTCCGCTCCGAGAACCTGCGCGGAGATCTGACCGAAAAGAGGAGCGAGATTGTCAGGCAGGTAAAAGCGCAGGTCGTGGGCTACCTGCGGTCGGGGTCGTTCAACTCCCGTAGGCTCGCGGATATTGTCAACTATATCCGGCTGAATCCTGAATTTTTCGGCGAATGGCATCAGTCGGAAACCGCGAAGCTGTTTGCGCCGCCGGTGTTCCGCAATGAAAAGAAGGCTCATGGCTACTTCTTTTAGCGGTGTCGGGGCATTTCGGCAGTCGGTGAAGCTGCGTCGCAAGGGTCATTTGTCGGTCATACCGCATTGGAGTTATGGCACGAGACACTGATTTTCCTATGCGAAGTTAGAATGTGCGTCGGCAGGTCAAGGGCAGGTTTGCGCTCCGCGTTCCTCCGTTCTTCGCTCCGTTGCAGAACGGCAATCACCCTTGACTCTTTCCGCCTCCTATGCACATTCTTTGATTTGCACGTAAAATCTAAAGTGCTTCGGCACATAACTCTAAATCAATACGATATGATACTTCCCGACAAACGCCCCAAAGAGAGCGACTTCGCAAACATCACCGACTACTCGCTGACATGCCCCGACGGTGCAAGAAAGTTCTTCGCTTTCGTTCACTTCACCGATGACTCCACCTGCCTCTGGTCAAACATCTTCACTCGCAATCGCTCATTCGCAACATTGCTTGTGATAGAAAAATTCGGCGACTGCCTCGAATACATCAGCGGTATAAATATCCACGAACAGGAGTATTGAACGACCCGACCCGAGCCTCACCGAGCAATCGGTGGGGCTTTTACTTGTGTAAATCTCAGATTTTTAGTAATTTTGCATCACACCAAAATATTTCTCATATGAAGAAACTACTATTTATTTTAATTTGCGCTGTTTTTGCAATCAGTGCAAATGCGCAATTCAAATTCAAGAGCCTTGATAACAACGATGCTAAAACCACCATTGTTATCACAGATGACAACTTCAAGACAGGTTCTGAAACATGTTGTGCCAAATTCAACAATGACGGCAAAACATACGATGCTACATCTATGGTTACTACGCAAGAGGGTAACAAGATGTCTGTAACAATGACTTTTAAGAGAATGACTGTATTTAATAATACTTCCGTTACTCTTACAATCAATGGGCAACATGTAAATGTTCCCATTGACTTGACAGAAATTGCAAGTCAACTCACTGGATATAAACTTTTGATTCCATAAACCATCACGTTGTCTTTTCCGCATAGAGTGCTTTACCGTACTTTCGCAGTACGTTAAAGCACTTTTTTATGCAGACAATCTCATCGTGCCGCAGGGCTGGCACGAACTTTCCGATAAACAGCTTCGCTATGTTTATCAACTCATTGCTTCCGAGTATGCCGCGGACGAGATAAAGACCTTGTGCTTGCTCCAATGGAGCGGCACAAAGGTTATTGGCCGTCAAGAATCGGGAGCGTATCTGCTCAAAAAAGGAAAATTCCTTTTTGAGGTAACGCCGCTGACCCTCGCCGAGCTGCTGCCGCATCTCGAATGGCTCGGCTCGCTGCCGACCGTTCCCGTTCGGCTCTCCAAAATCAACCGACAACACGCTCTCCCGGCTGACTTCTCCGAAGTGCCGTTCGAGACCTTCATCATCTGCGATAACCTCTATCAAGGTTATCTTACCACGCAGGACGATGTACTGCTCGACCAACTCGGAGCAACGCTCTATGGCAAGTCCATGACTTTCAAGCCATACGAGCGCATCAACATCTTCTACTGGTTCGCCGCGCTCAAAGATACCTTCTCGCGCAAGTTCCCGGATTTCTTTCAGCCGATGGCCGATGCCGCCACCGGCGGCAACCTGCTCGGCTCATCCTCGCCCTCTGTCGAGGACGCGATGAACGCCCAGATCCGTGCGCTCACCAAGGGCGATGTCACAAAAGAAGCCGAAGTCCTCGCGCTCGATACACACCGCGCACTCACCGAGCTTAACGCCCAGGCTCGCGAATACAAGGAACTCAACGCCAAAATCAACTCCAAATGAACGACTCATCAACTCATAGCTCTTCCACTCGTCTACTCGGAACCTGGGATGCGGCGCCTTTCTTTGAAAGCCTTACTGCATCAAACCGACTTGCACAGGCCGAAGGCTTCACCTTCTGCCGTGTGTCGGGCCTTGACGGCTTCGAGGAAGCGGTCAACGCCATGCAAACATCAAATGCTTTCGTTTGCGTAAGCGATATTGCCGACGGCTATACCGAGTTGAACAACACGCCGCGCACCCGTCGCGTCAAAACCGTGTTTTTCGCTATGCGCCACGCCGCCGAAGATATGTCGGCTCGCTCCGAGTGCATGGAGACCATGCGCGAGTTGTTCCGGCAGTTCATGTCTCGCTTACTGCCCGAAAAGGTCAGGCTCGAACAGAACTGCATCTACCTTGACCCACGAATATCGTTCAACGAGATTGACCGATATTTTTTCAACGGAGCAGCCGGAGCATACTTCCAAATCGCCGTCGATTGTTTCTCCGATTTAAGATACAACCCCGATGAGTGGCAATGACAAGGAACAGTTGGAGGCTCGCCGTAAATACGTCAGAGCCTTCAATGCCACGATGGTGAAAATTTGGCGCGAGCAAATCGCCCTGCTCGGTGCTGTCGACACCGGAGCGCTATACCGCTCAACGGTCGGCATATCTATGACTGCCGACGGCAAATTTATCGACATCACCCTCTCACAAGCCTTTAATACTTACGGCTTGTTCGTTGACTATGGCACAGGGCGCAACACTCCGCGAGGTAACTCCGGCGACATTGGCCGTGCCAACGGTCGCAAGCGTAAACGCTGGTTCTCTCGCAAGTATTTCGCCTCCGTCATGAACATTCAGGAATTTTTCGCCGACAATGTCGGCCAGGAGTTCTGCCGAGCCGTCTCCAACGCTCTCAATCCAGACATTATGCGTCGCTCCGTCACTCTCTGAGTGTCTTTTCAGTCGCATTATCATAGCCATAACTTTGCTGTATAAATCAGCATCGTTATGGCTATCGACACAAAATCAATATCCCAACTTATCGCCGAGTTCCGGAAGTTACAGACCAAAGACTCCATCACCCCGGAGTCATTGGGCTACATCCTCCAACGTCTTGCAGACCTTCTCGCCACGGCAGGTACTTCCGAAACACAAACCATCATCGCCAACTGGTACAACACTCTGAAAAATGCAGACCATACGGCCATCAATAAACTGCAACAAGGTTCTGCCGACCGCAACTTCATCAGACTGTCGAACACATTTATTGACCTGCTAACAGGTCAGCAAATGACTAACGAGAACGCCACAATCATCAAACAGGCCACGACCGAACGCGCAGGAGCTATGCGTGCGCAGCAGGTCACAGACCTCAACAACGCACGCCGAGCCGTTGCCGAAATTCAGAAAATCCTCGAAAAGGTGCAGATTAAACTCGGCATGACCGACGGCTCGAAAGGTCTGTATAACTCCGCACAGATTCAGGTAACAGCCGAGAACGGACTTCTGCGGCTCTACGGAGCGCAGCAGCTCATAGCCGACGGCTATGTGCCATACCTTTTCCGGCTTACGCGCAAGCGCAACCCGTGGCACGACAAAGTCGCCATTGAGGCCGGGGCATCCCCAAAGAAATACTGCGACAAGCGCAAGGGCTGGAATCTGTTCGGAACATACTACATGGTGAAGATTGCTTCCGGCAATCTCCTTACATTCAGCACCAATCAGCATCACGACCTTTGCACGCAGCCACAGGAGTATTCCTTCGAGCCGTCGGCCCTCGTCATTCCGCATACGCGCAAGGACGGTACACCGTGCATCGGGTGGGGCCGCTCGGTAATTTCATTGCTCGACCCCAAGAAACCCACAAAGCACCGCATGATCAGGCTTCGCTTCGCCATCGGCTTCGCTAAGAAAATATTGCCGGGACGCTCGCTCATTACTACGGCTAACCTCGTAAGCTCGCTCGCCGAGTTCTCGGTCATCTACAATCCCGCGACAAAAACATGGAGCTTCGGAAAGTAACACGTATAAAAAAAGATAGCCCTTATGGAATGACCATAAGGGAGTGCTATCTTTTATACTTCGTTCCGATAGCCCTGAGGTTAAAAACCTGCGGAGATGCTATCACACATACGCCGGCACAGATAGCCCACAAGGGAAATGCTATCCCGCATCTGTCAGAGGTATCCACATTTCTCAGCTTGGCTTCACTTACGTTCAGAGGTGTCCGGTTCAATTAGTCTGGTTTCACTTAACAATACGCGAAATTACAAAATTTCTTCCACATACACAATACCTTATAGCTCAATTCTTATGGAAATTCGCAAACATAAACCCACGATTACGCTTCTTGCCGCAATCTTTCTGATTGCCATTGGCAGCGGTCTGCTCATCGCAGGTTTTATCGTGCCGCCGCCCGGCGAAATCCATAATTCGGTGCTCGTCGCCTTCGGCGAAATTCTGACTTTCGCGGGCGCGGTGTTCGGCATGAAATATCATTACCAGTATGGTAATTCCAATCCAAACCATAATCCCAAAGACCATGAGGAAAATCAGTAAAATCATTATCCATTGCTCCGCAACCCCGGAGGGCAAGGACTTCACCGTGCAACAGATACGTCAGTGGCACACCACACCGAAACCAAAGGGCAACGGCTGGCGCGACATCGGCTATCATTACGTCATCTACCGCGACGGCTCTGTTCATCCGGGGCGACCCGTCGAACAGATCGGCGCCCACACTTCGGGCCACAACGCAAACTCTATCGGCATCTGCTACATCGGAGGCTGCGCCCCCGACGGCAAGACCCCGAAGGACACGCGCACACCGGCACAGCGGGCCGCACTCATCCGTCTGGTCGCCGAACTGCGCCGTCAGTATCCTGCCGCCACAGTACACGGCCACAACGAGTTTGCAGCAAAGGCTTGCCCTTCGTTCAACGTCCAAAAAGAGCCGGAGCTATGCGGTCGCTGATATTTCTCCTTGCGCTGGCACTCATCACTTCGTGCCGCTCACACAAGGAACTGCAACAGGACAAATCCTTCGCAGTCGATTCAGTCGCCCGCTCCGAACATCACCGCACAATCGCCACGATTGATTCGGCGATACGCTCAACATCTTTCGACTTCGACACCCTCGAAGTCAGCGTCGAGCGTCCGACGGCATACGCCGAGAAGCCGGAGGTTATTCGGCTCAAAGCCATAAAGGGGCGCGTGATAGACAGCCGAAAGTTGAAACATAATCAAGTCGAGCACTACAACCGCCTCGATACAGTGGCTTATAAGCAATCGGCGGTCGAGTCCTCGGCTGAACATTCGGCTACGACGCGCCTCTATAATCCGCCTAACGGCACAGCAGTAGCCATCATCACAATTCTTGTGATTGGTTGCCTGATATACGTTTTCTATCGAAAACGCTAAACATTAGTCAGTAGTAGTTTTTCATATTTTCGCAGAGCGAGTTGCCCGAGAGGGTAGCTCGTTTTATTTATCGCGTTCATCTTTATTGACCCTCCCGGCTGGATGCGTATGGCGGCTTACACACACCTCCCTGCGTTCTCCGTTTGATGCCTACATCCTTCCAAGTCCGAGCATTTTTGGCCGAGGCTCCGCTTCTCTCCGCTTCGGCTAAAAACCGCTGCGGTTTGCGGGTCGATAGATTGCGCCCGCCGTCTGCATTACGCTTTGCGCCGCCACCCCTCCTGCGTCGGGGGTTGGCCCGCTCCATTGCGACTATGGTTACAAACTATCTTTGGCAGCTTCATTACAGCTTTACCCGACACCGCTCCTGCGTCACGGTGTCGGGCCGCTTCCATTTCGCTGCCAACCCGCAACCTCCGCTTGCTTTTCCGACTTGTAAGGACAGGCATCCGCACTCCGGCCTTCGGTCGGCGCAAGCCGCCATACGCAACCATCCTCCCACCCATAAGTGGACTGATGAACGCACGGTGTTTAGCCCGTGGCACTCGTCATTGAACGCCCCTTGTGGGGCATAGCGGATTATTCGCCGAGGGCAGGAAGTAGGCGGCTTCGATTGTTTTCCCCACCCGGAGCGTGGCTTCCGCTATGGCTTTCGACCGCTCATTCCCTCAGTCGCTTGCATCCCTGTCATCGCCGGCTCCGAGCATTTTTGGCCGAGGCTCCGCTTCTCTCCGCTTCGGCTAAAAACCGCTACGGCCTTCGGGTCGATAGATTGCAGCCTCCATTCGCTCCAGTCCTCCGTGACTTCCCTCGCAAGCTGCGGGTTCACTGCGGCTTCCACTCCCTGCGGCCACAAACTATCTTCACACTTCCATTCCCACTTTACCCCCGACACCTCCGGCTGCGCCTACGGCGTCGGGTTCGTTCCCATTACAGTGTGCCCCGAAACCTCCGCTTGCTATTCCGAGCCGTCGATAATGGGCTGCCGCGCTCCTTCCTCCATTACGCACCTGCGCCATACTGACAGCCACACTCCTCCCACCCATAGGGGGAAGAAGCCGCCTACATTCCACGCCCTCGGCACGTTCCTCACCGTCCATCGTCTGCGACGCCCACATCATACGCCCTTGCAGGGCAGAGCGGATTTATCGCCGTCGGCCAATGGCAAGGGCAAGATTGCTCTCCCCACCCGGAACGTGGAGTATGCCGTCTTTACACACCTCCCTCCGTCAGTCGCTTGCGCCCCCGATAACGCCAAGCCCGAGCATTTTTGGCCGAGGCTGCGCTTCTCTCCGCTTCGGCTAAAAACCGCTGCGGTTGCCGGGACATAGATTGCGCCCTCCGGCTCGGCCTCCGCTTTTCCCCGACACCCCTCCTGCGTTGGGGTGTCGGGCGCGTATGCCAATCCTGCGGCCACAAACTATCTTTGACGGCTACGCTTCGCTCCGCTGTCAACCCGAAACCTCCGCTTGCTTTTCCGGCTTGTCAACGCCATGCCGCTGCTCTCCCTCCTATGGTCGGCGCAAGAGTGCAATCTCCACGTTCCTCCCACCCGCAGAGGCGGCAGTCCTTGCCGTTTAGTCCACAGGCTTCCTTGATTATACGCCCACCCCAGGATGGACGGTGCGCCGATGCACTGCTACACTACGGCAGACGGCCAACCGCTTCACTCACTCCGAGTTTGCCTACGGCTTAGGGCAAGGGCAGGTCGGCAGACTCTCAAACCGCGAGCGGATTTGAGAGACAGCCTGTCGCTCCACTTCGTTGCACGACACCTGCCGATTGCTCTAATCCTGATGTAGGCACTCCGAGTTCCCTACGCTCCTTTGTCCGTCTCACCTCCATTTCGCGCCGCATCGTCATCACCGCACATCGCCATCATCTGACCCCTTGACTTGATAAGTTGTATCAAGTGCAAGGGAGAGCGGCTCTGTCGCAAAGGTCAATTTCCACGTTGCGGAAATTTGACCTTCACGGCAGCGATTTTACCGCGCAATGGGGGTCGCTCCGTGGGGGTGGTTCTGCATATAACGGCAGGGCGAGAGAGGGCGAGGGCGAAACGCTCGAGGGCGGTGGGGGGTGTGCAAAGCCCCTACGGGGGCAAGCCCCCGTAACCCCCAACTCCCTCATTCTTCGGTCGTTACATCTCGCAACCCTTTACAAATATCAAGAATTTGTAAAAAGGGACCCGCGCGAGATGGCAAATTTGCCTGAAAGTCAAATTTTTAAGGCTCTATTTTGGCGGGGCCCATCGGCTTGCAGCCGCCCGTCAAAATCGAGGCCGGTTCGTTCCTTCCCGGCACCCTCCCGTCGGCCCTGTTCCTGCCCGACACCAACCCTTTACCGTCTTTTCTTTATCGAAAAGCCGTGGCGATATTTGCAGGGAACACCTACAAATATCGTATATATCAATGGCAAATTATACTTCAACCGCCAATGTGGTTCTCTCCGTCAACGGCAAGCAAGCGCAGAAGATGCTCTCGCAGCTTGAAAAGGATGCCCGCCGTCTGGAGAAACAGATTGCCGCCGCGGCAAAGGCCGGTGACAAGGCCACGATGAAGAAACTCCAGCGTGAGCTGAACTCAACAAAGCGCATGATGGACCAGTTGAAAGGTTCTTCGGCAAGTGTCGACCAAACGCTCCGACGCCTTGACAAGGCTTCGCCCAAAGAGTTGAACAAGGCTCTCAGAACCTTGCAGCAGCAACTCAACGGCATCCAACGCGGCACCGCCGCTTGGGATGCGCATGTAGCCAAAATCCGTGCCGTCAAGGCGGAGCTGCAAAAGGTCAACGCCACTCTCGCCACACAGAAGTCTATGTGGTCGAGGATGAACACGTGGCTAAACAATTGCCAAACGGCTATCATGGCTTTTGCCGCCGCCGTGACAGGGCTTGTGATGGCCGGACGTAAGGCCGTGCAGTCTTACGCCGACATCGAGGAGTCTATGGCCAACACCATCAAGTACACCCGAATGACCGCCGCCGAGGTTGAAGAACTCAACGAGATCTTCAAGGGCATGGACACCCGTCTTGCCCGGGAGCAGCTGAACCTGCTCGCCCAGGAGGGCGGACGACTCGGCTACAATACTGTCGCCTCCGTCCGCGAGTATGTCGAGGCCGCGTCGATTATCAACGTGGCGCTCGTCGACCTCGGAGAGGGGGCCACGCAGACCATTGCCAAGCTGTCTAACATCTTCGGAATGGAGCAGATGTATGGTGTGCGTGACTCTATGCTCAAAATCGGCTCGACGGTCAACCACCTCTCGCAGAACTGCACCGCCGCCAAGCCTTTTATCGTGGAGTTCGCGCAGCGTATGGCCGGCATCGGCTCGACCGCCAAAATGACTATCCCCGAGATTATGGCTTTTGCCGCGACGCTCGACGCGCACGGTCAAAAGGTGGAAATGTCGGCCACGGCATTGCAGCGTACCATTATGGAGCTGTTTAAGAAACCTGCCGAAATGGCGAAAAAGGTAGGGCTGGAAACCAACTCTTTTATTGAAACGCTCAATAAAAGCACCACGCAAGGCGTGATGATGTTCCTCGAAGCCTTCGGCAAACTGGGAGAGGACAAGGCTCTGGCCGTCCTGTCGCCGCTGTTCCAAGACCTCGGACTCGACGGCGCCCGTGTGTCGTCGGTACTCTCCAACCTTTCCTCCCACCTCGACTTCCTCCGTTGGCAAATGGGCGAGGCTGCCGAAGCGTTCCGCGAGGGCACGTCGGCCTCCAACGAGTACGCCATTTTCAACAACACCGTGCAAGCATCTATCGACAAGGCGCGTAAGCGCGTGTCGGAGCTTGCAATCGAACTCGGAGAAAAGCTCTATCCGCTGATGAAGCACATATATACTTCATCGTCGGTGTTCCTCCGTGTGCTCAATACCCTTGTGTCGTTCATCATCGCCCACCGCAAGGCTATCGCTAATGTCGTTACCGTCATCGCAGCCTATTACGGGTGGATTGTGCTTGTCAAGACGGCCACCGTGGCGTGGAACGCCGTTGTAGGCATCGGCAAGGCCGCTATGGTGGCATACCGCACGGCAATTATCCTCGGGCGCATCGCCGTTATCGCTTTCACGCAGGGCGTGGGCGCGGCCACACACGCCATGCGCATACTCAACACCGTGGTAAAGGCCAACCCTTTCGGGCTGATCCTTTCGGTGCTCGCCGCCGTCGCAATAGCTGTCAAGGCATTGTGCGACCGCACTTCGGAATATACCAAAAAGATGCGCGAGGCCAGGAACACCGCCGCCAATTTCTCGGAGGAACTTCACAAGGAAATGAAGACCATTGACACGCTCATGGGGCGGCTCGAAGCGGCCAAGAAAGGCACAA